GCTCGCCCGTATCCGGATCGACGCGCGGGACCGTCGCGCCGCCGTACCAGACCACGTCCACCGTGCGCGCCGAGGCGTCGAGCGTCGACGGCACGAACGAGATCTCGTCGTTGGTTGCGGCGAATATCTCGCCGGGCGGTTGTTTGATCCGTTCAACCTGTTCGAGAGGTGCCATGATTTCCCCTGCTCCTAAGTCAGGTAGGTGCGAGTCGTGGATGCCCAGTCGCGCGTCGCCCGATGTGAAGCGCCCGCGACGAGCAGCTCCTTGACCATCCCCAGGTCCTCGTCCGAGAACCCAGCAGCCATCCCCTGGCCCTTCGGGCCGCCTTTCGCCGCCTTGGCGCTCGGCGTCCGCTCCTCGGTTCCAGCCGGCTGTTCCTGGCCGCGCAGCGTGGTGTTGCGCGGGTCGCAGTCGAGGATGATTTCCAGCTTGTCGAGCAACTTGTTGAAGAGCGCGATCTGGCTGAGCTGCGCGTTGGGATCGTACCCATTCGCGAGCACCGCCTCGAACCAGGTGATGCGCCCCATGCGGATATCCTTGAGCGCGGCTTCGGCGTCCTTCACCGGATCGACGCTCTCGAAGCGGGGCGCCGTCCACTGCGTCGCGTAGAGGTTGATCGCCGGATCGTCGACCGCGCGCGCCGGGATCTTGCCCTGCAGCACCAGCATGTCGATCACACGGCGGCGCACCGGCATGCAGAACAGTGGAATGAGCGTCAGCCACCGGTAATTCTCGATAGTGTTCCGGAAGCCCAACTGGCCGCCGCGCCACGACGAGTAGTTCACCTTCGAGAGATCCCCGGTCATCAACTCGTACGGCAGCCCCAGGCCTGCGGCGATCTCCTCCAGCTCCGTGGTCTTGTACTCGCGGTAGCCGCCGAGCGCCGTCGGATTATTGAACTTCACGTCCTCGCCCGGCTTGAGGTACGCCGTCATACCCGGCTGGAAACTCTCTACCGGGTGAGTGGTCAGCGGGTCGGCGCCCTTGAATCCCAGCCACGAGCCTTCGATGCCTTCCGGCTGCGTGATCATGGCCACCACGCAGGCCTCGATCTTCTTGCGGACGCGCTCGGCGTCGGCGTAGTCGTCCAAATCGCGCAGCGCCAGCATCACCGGCGTCAAGAACGGCAGGCCACGGACTTGGCCGGGCCGCAGCACGCGGTACGTGTGCAGGATCTGATCGGCCGGCACGGGCTGGCTGATAATCCCGCCGCGCGGGTTGAGGATCAGCACGCCGCCCGGATGATAGGTGTAGATCCAATAAGCCACGCGCCGCCCCAGCATGTCGAACTGGACTCCCTGCATCACGTGGCCGTTGACGGTGCCCATGGTACGTGCGTGGTCCAGGAAGTCGGCCTCGAGCAATTGGAGCTGCAGCGGCACCCGCAAATTGTCCTGCGCCAGGCGCGGCCGGAAGCGGACGATCGATTCGCCGCTCTCCGCCATCGTCCGCATCACGAGCGCCTGCATGCCATAGAAGTCGAGGCGCTGCGGCGTGTCGCAGGCTTCGACGAAGTAGGGCCACTCCGCGTCGATGGTCTTGTCGATCCCGCTGTTGCCGGTCTTCGCCTGCGGCACGATTCCGGTGCCGACCGCGTTGCCGACCAGTTCCTCGATTGCCTTCACCGCATACGGATTGTTGCGGACGAGATCGCGGCTGCGGTTGCGCAGCCACACGAGCGATCCCATGATTTCGACATTGGCGTCGCTCGACGGCGCGAACCAGCCGTGCGCGCGCCGTCCCGCCGACGATCCGTCGTAGCTGAATCGCTCCGCGTGCCGCTGCGCGTAGTCCTGGGTCAGCGTGAGCGCCGCGCGCGCCTGCGCCCGGCGTAGCGCGTACATGGGCGCCACCGCTTCGATGGTGCGGTCGATCAGATTCACTTACCAGTAGCCCCATCCCGGCGGTCCCGGAAATCCCGGCCCGGACGGGCCGTCGCCGCGGCGATGCTGCGCGAGCGTCGATTTACTCGCGGCTGCGCCACCGTAAGTGCGGATCTCATCCTCGATATCGGCCTTGGCCTTGCGCAGTTCGTCCATCGAGCGGTACGTGACCTCGCGCCCATCCGGGAACCGGACGCTGCGCGTGGCGCTGCCGATGGCCTGGTTGATCGCGTCGAGGTTCGCCTGAAGCTGTGCGAGAGTCAGCGCCATCTCAACGTCGCCCCATGTATGTCTCTGAAAACACGCCGAATAGAGATCCCGAAATGCGGATCATTTGCCTTGCCTTATGGCCCGTGAAGAGTGATGAATCGTCATGTACAGGAGCTAAGCAAATGCGGATTACACGGACAAGCAAACGCACCAACACGAACGCGACGCCAGGGTTCGCGATTGAGATCCAGGACGACACCCAGTTGGGGCTGGCGATCCTGATCGCCGAGTTCGGCGACGGCAGCCATCAGCCGGTTGGGGTGGTGGTCAGCATCAACGAGGCACGCGAGATTGCCGAGGGCAACATGCGCGGCCGGATGCGCGACCTCGAAGCCGGCGGTGCGCCGGCCTGCCCGGAAACCTACACGGTCTGGGCCCAGGGACTCGACGGCGAGTATCGCATCGCCCGGAAGCTGCCCGCGTAGCGCCGCCTGCGCCACACACTAAACGATCCATCAAGAGGAAAAACCATGTTTACTATCGACACCGACAACAACATCACGGCCTGCGCTGCCGCCGAGCAGATCACCGAAGGCCAAGAGCAATTTGCCACTGAGAAGGAACTCGCCAAGCTCACCACGGCTTGGCCGGCGGACCGCCTGGTCGAGGTCTGGAATAGCTTTGCCGGCGTCGCCGGCTTCGGCTGCGACCTGAAGCCGGTCAAGAAATTCACCAACCGCAAGGTCGCCGTGGCCCGGATCTGGAAGGCCATCCAGAAGCTGAACGCCCCCGCCGCGCCCCAGGCGGCCGACGCTGCGCCGAAGGCCGCCGCCGCGACCACGCGCGCCACCCACAAGGACGCCGCGCCCCAGGCCAAGAGGGGCGCCAGGAAAGCCAAAACCAGCAAGCCCACGAAGGCCGCCAAGCCGGCAACGACGGTCAAACCCGCCACTGAGGCGCGCGACGGCAGCAAGAAGAGCATCATCCTGGACCTGCTACGCCGCCCCAAGGGCGCGACTATGGCCGAGATCATGGCCGCCACCGACTGGCAGGCGCATTCGGTGCGCGGATTCATCAGCGGAACGCTCGGCAAGAAGATGGGCCTCGCGGTCGAGAGCACCAAGAGCAAGGACGGCGACCGGACATACCAGATCACGAAGTAGGGATTACGCCGCAGCCCCGCGCCGCCCGGTTCGCCGGGCGGCGTCTTTAGTTCAGGCGACATCAAATAGCCCCTTTTGTATCGACGCCAGGATCGTCCTCCGCGCTATCTCGGGCTGCGGTCGCGACTCCTTAACCGCAAGGACAGGCCGCGCACCCGTCAATGCCGTCATCGCCCCCTCTATCGGAAACTCGTCAACGTTGCGGCGGCGCTGGGCACGGCAATCATGCTGGTGGCCTGGCGACCGGAGACAGACGGACCGCAGTGGTTTTCCCAATACCGGGAGGTACGCAATGATCCGGATATCAAGCGCCACGAGAGCCAGAAGGTCGATCTCGCCAGGCGCATAAGCGCGATACCCGCCAGCGCCGTTATTCCGGTGCATCTGGAACATATAGCCCACGCCCAGCCCGGCCCTCTGCCCGTTTCTGTTGCGTCTGTGCATGAGCCCTAGATCGGAAACACCAGTGCAGGTTTTAACCTGCACGCGAAAGATCCGCCCATCATGATCGAGAACAAGATCGTACGGCAATCCGGCCTCAACCATAGAGACGCGATAACCAGACAAAATCAGGTCGGCGGCGACCAGGTGCTCTGCCGCTTTACCTATCTCAATGGAAGCTTGTTTGTCCATTGCTCGGCCGCCTCTACGCCGCCGCCCCCACCGCCGCCCGGCAACGGGCGGCTTTTTCGTTCATGCCGCCTCTGGAACGAACGGTGCATCGCCCGGTGCGCCAGCATTGAGAATCCGAATCGCGTCGAGCAACACGTACTAATTGCCGGTCCCCGGAACGCAGTAGACTATCCAGCCGCGACCGTCCCTGACCCTGTATTCCCAACCCGCCTCAGTGAGGCGAGGATGATCAGACCCGTCGGGCCGTGCCAAGAAATCGGACCTCACGATTCGGCCCCAAACAGAACGAGTTCGGCGAGACAGCCATACGTGTGACGGCGTATCTTCGTTACGTAGCAGCGACGATTCGAAGGACTATCGGACGACTGTTGGAGAAGAACATGGCCATTGCGTTGCAGCCCAAGTTCCCAATTCCTGATCGAGCAAAGAGACCGATCCGATCCGCGAAGGATGAGGATGGAGTGATCGATGTCGGATGGTGTGACGGGGTTCT